TTACTGATTCTGACTTTGTATCCACCGGCGGAGCTGCTTTCTCTTCCTTTGGAGGCTCCTCTCGGCTCTTACGGACAGTACTCCCAGAGTCCTCCTGTTTCGGCTGAGTAACCGGGGGAGTAAGCTTCTTTTCTTCCGAAATGGGATTTCCCACAACGGAACTTTCTATGATATGGCGAATTGAATCGTATTCAAATGGTACTTCGTCAGGAAGCCCATAGCGGTTTTTGGCATCCCAACAGGAGTGATGGGTTGTGTACATGACTCGTCTGCCACCCTGAGCTTTGTTCTTTCCTTTCTGGGCGCCCTGTCCGTCCACATTAACAACCATAGTCTTATAATTGCAGAACAGGACCATATCTGCCCATTCCTTCACCATAGGGGCCACACCTTTACTCAGCTTCATTTCCCACCGGTCATAAGCTCCCATCTCATCCGGTTGTTCAAACTTTCTCATTTTTGCATGAGCTGTTAAAACCACGTTGATCCCGACTTTTGTCACATCAGTAAGAAGATTTAGAAGCTTTCCGAATTCTTCCTGAATATATGTATAACCTTTTCCATAGCCAAAATCTTCAATGCTGCTTTTCTGGTTCTTCGTGCAAACACTGGTAGTACAAAGCGTTTCAGCCCAGTCGGCCGTGTCGACGATTAAAGTTTTGCAGACATTTGGTGTCTTGATCACATCTGAAACCTGATTCAAAATCATGGTCCAGCTGCTAGGCTCCGGAAGTCTGGCTACATCCATATCCTTGGTGCTTCCCTCTGTATCAATAAATACCGGATCCGGGAACCGTGCAGCAAATGTTGACTTACCAATACCTTCCGGGCCATATACAACAGTCTTCTTCGCCCCTGGCAACTTTCCTCTAACAATCTGCATTAAAATACTCCTTCCTTCCATCCTGTCTTCTTATCTTCCATGAGCGGGTGCTCCTGACCTGCAACGTATCCATCTTCTATGACAATACTACACTCTTCCCCGGTGCTTACCCTGGTAGCAATGGCCTGCAGTCCTTCTGCTTCCAGCCATTCACCAAACTCCTTAAGGACTTCTAAATCCATCTGCTCCAGCTTGTCCAAGAGGACGAAACCGCACTCTGGATTCAACTTCCGGACGATAGCCGTGGATACCTTAAGCCGATCGGAACCCGACATGTTGTCCCACTGCTGACCTTTATAAACCAGCTCTCCCTCTTTGATAGAAAGTTCCGGTAGCGGAAGCTCGGCTGATTTAAGAAGCTCATTTTTTGCGTCACGGGCTTCATCAAGCTGCTTTGAAAGCTGATCATACTGCCTGCGGTATTCTCTGGCATCGTCTTCCGCTTTCTCTTTGTCAAGGTTCGCCCGTACTTTCCGGTTAATCTCCTCGATATCAGAAATGCTGCGCTCCAGTTCTGCTGTAGACTGATCCTCCAGATCCTTCGCATTCATTCTGGCGATGGAAAGATCCGCCCGAACTGCTTCCTGTTTCTTCAGGAGCTCCTGGATCTGCTCCATAAGTCTCTGGTCTTCCTGTTCTAACTGGTGAAGCCGTTCCCGCTTTCTTTGGTTCTCACCGTTTTGAACCAGGATGTCCTGTTGCTTTTTAATGAGATCGGAGGCAGATACTAACTCCACCGGTGCATCGTTATAAGCCGGCTGCTCCTTTGCATACTTTTCTTTTTGATCTGCAATACGCCCAATGGTAAGACGCTCATTGTACTTTTCCTGCTCTTCGCGTTCCAGAGTCAGGAGCTTATCCCCTACCCCAATAATTTTAAGTAGGATCTGGGCTTTTTCTTTTGAGGTTGATTCCATAAACTTTGGAAGGTTTAATGCGAACTGCTCCACAAAATCATTAAGAAGCTGCTGTCCCCCCTTCTCCCCATTTGGATCTGTTACCTTCAGGGCACTGTTCTTGCCTTTCCGCTCAACCACAAGACCATTATTCATGGTGATACGCAGGTTTGGTGGAATCACTGACTGATCACGCTGCGCTTGTGAGGGGCGAAACTTGTCCCCGCCAAGCACCCAGGCAATGGAATCCAGTACAGAGGTCTTTCCCTGGTTGTTTCTGCCTCCAATAATAGTCAGGCCGTTTGCTGATGGTTCGATCTTTACGGCCTTAATTCGCTTTACATTCTCAATCTCCAATTGATTGATTTTCATAGACATTGTTGCAATCCTCCTGTGAATCCCTTATAATAGGGATGTGAATGATTTACGTGTTACCTTGATTCCCTGGGAGTTGCCGCTCCTGGGGTTTCTGCTTCTTGGGAATTGATTCCTCTATTCCCTCTCTATCATTAAGTCCTTTGGCTACCGCGTAGGCTGCATCCTGGTTATAAATAACTTCGCCTGCATACTCCCGGTTACCAGAATAATCCACCTTACTGATATCTCTTAACCGGTAGACCTGAAAAACCCTTTCATCACCTATAAACTGGAACGATACTTTCCATTTGCCGTACATGTGATTTCACCTTCTCTCGCTGAATTCATCCTTTACATATCTTAATAGCATCTTCTAGTGTCTTTACTGGTTGAGGAAAGCCTATTACAAAGAATCCGCCTATTTCCGTAACCTCATTATTTGCAAAGTAGGCAATAAATTGATCCGGCCAGTCCGCATCATAAATTTTCCGGACCCCTTCACCGCCTGCATATAAAAATCTTATGAATGGGATCTTCGCTACTTCCTGCTGATCCACCGACTCACCTCCTCTCATATAACTTCCAGCGCACCAACCACCATAAGCATTAATGCCATTGCACCAATGAAGATCACTGCCGGCATGATCCGCTTTGCAAACTCCATCAGCTTCGACGGGCGGGTGTCGGTGTAATCATCTAATTTGTCATAGTACCTCATACGTCCTCCTTTCCTCTGACGATCTGCAGGATTTCCTGATCACTCAACCCCAATGCTGATACCATAATCCATATATCTTCCAAGCGGAAAGTTTCCGGGTGCTGCCAGCGATATTTTATGGTATTCTCTGGACGATTTAGGCGTTTGGCAATTTCCTTGTTTCGGATCTGCTTAAGCTCCATGCGCTTTCTGATCGTAGTTCTGGCAATCAGTTTCTTCTGTTCAAAATCACTTAGTTTTAACTTTGGCACTTATTTCCCTCCTTTTTTAAAGCACTATGAATCCTTGGAATTTTCCAATAGACTGTCTACAGTCACACCTAACATTTTCGCTACTCTTTTTAAGCTTTTTGCTGTAGGGCTTACCTTATTCCATTTGCACAAACTTCCAATTGATAAGCCCGTCTCCGTTTCTATAAAATTAATGGATAAACCAGACTTCTTAGCGGCTGCGCAAATATTGTCATATACCATAATTTGATTTTCTTCCTGTTTCGTAAAATCACCTCCATTTTTTAGTTCTGAAAAAATCGCCAAAATATATTGACTTACTTCTGAAAATATTCTATAATTTAATTGTCGATCAAATTTAACAAAAAATTTCCAGATATTTTTATCGCTATAGTTATGCGATTTTTTCAGAACCCTATAATCACATTATACGCGATAATTTCAGAATGTCAAGGATGTTTTTGCGATTTTTTCAGGATTATTAAGGAGCGCAAAATGGATCTTAAAGAGCGTATCAAAGAGTTGTGTAAGAAAAACAATATTTCAATGAATCAATTAGAGCAAGAACTTGATTTTGGTAAAGGATATATTAGTAAGCTAGGGAAAAGTACACCCAATGCTACGAAAATTCAACAACTGGCTAATCGGCTAGGAGTTACGGTAGATTACCTCATGACCGGCAATTCCGATGATGATAACGATCATTATTATACTAATGAGGAAACTCGGGAAATAGCTCAGGAGATTTTTGAAAATCCAGATCTGAAATCATTGTTTCATGCCGCAAGAGACTTGCCACCAGAAAGGTTAAAGGCACATTTAACTTTTATACAGTCCCTAAAAGAGCAAGAAGACAAGCATAATGACGAAGGGTGTTGATACGGATGAATAATCCTTTGCTCACCGAAGCAATAGGGGTACATTTTTTAGATATGGATACAGGAATTGAAGAACAAGTGATTTGTAACACTGACGGGAGTTTTACTATCATAATTAATTCAAGACTAAATCAGGAGCGGCAGATGCTGGCATACCAGCACGCTCTCCTACATATTGCAAATGACGATTTTTATAAGATAAATGCTGATTCTGTAGAATTAGCCATGTAAAGAGTTTTGTTTTGAATTATCAGCCTATGGCTTTTAATAATTACAAGAAGAAAGGGGGAGGAAAATGGATTTCATTGATGAATTGAAACTATTTTCTGAACGAGTAAAGCAACGTAAAGAGCAAATACCAACTGAGGAGGCTACCAAAATGTCATTGATAGTCCCGTTCTTCCAATTGTTGGGATATGATGTGTTTAATCCTGACGAATTCATGCCAGAGTATGTGGCTGATGTTGGTATTAAAAAAGGTGAAAAGGTCGATTATGCAATTCTATTCGAAGGAAAACCATTAATACTCATTGAGTGTAAATGGTGCGGTTCTAATCTTGACCAGCATAGTTCCCAACTTTTTAGATACTTCGGAACAAGTACTGCAAAATTCGGTATCCTCACAAATGGCATTGTCTACAGATTCTATACCGATTTGGATGAATCAAATAAAATGGATCTTACTCCATTTTTAGAGATTAATATGCTGGATATTAAAGAGAGTTATGTAAATGAATTAAAAAAGTTCTCTAAACAAAATTTTGATGTGGATAATATCTTTAATACAGCGTCAGAACTGAAATATTCAAAATTAATAAAAGAATATGTAAAAATGCAATTAGATAATCCTGATGATAATTTTGTAAAGTTTATTCTTACAAGCGTATACGAAGGTGTAAAAACACAAAATGTTATTGATAAGTTTAAACCAATAGTAAAAAAATCCTTTAATGGTTTTATTAATGAAACCATGAACGATAAAATTTCAAGCGCACTTAAAAGTAACGATGAAGTAGCAGTCACTGAGCAACTGGACTCAGAAATATCAGAACATACCGACACGAATCAAAGTGGGGTTATAACAACAGAGGAAGAGATACAATCGTTTTATATCATTAAAGGAATGTTAGCTGAATTTGCAATACCATCTGATATTACATATCGTGATACTGAAAGTTATTTTGGAATACTTTATAAAGATAATAATCGCAAACCGATCTGCAGGATAAATCTTGACAAAAAGAAGAGACAAATTTTGATCCCAGATGAGCACAAAAATTTTACACGACATTATATCGATACAATGGATGATATCTATAATTATAAGCAAGAATTAATTGACTGTCTTAATAGATATCTATAATTAATATTGAAAAACCGCCCGGTGCTACCAACACCGAACGGCTCTCAAATAGATATTCTCTTACCGAATGTTCCGGAAAGATATGATATCAAATGTCAACCACATTATATCATTTTCGGAGCGCACTGACAAGGGGCGTTATTTTTATACCCAAAAATAGAAAGGAAATGATATTATGGCAACAGCAAAGAAACTGCCCTCCGGGTCCTGGAGGGTTCAGATCTACAGTCATACCGAATCAACTTTACTGCCAGACGGATCTTCCAAAAACAAAAGAATATATAAATCTTTTACCAGCGATGATCCTTCTCCGAAGGGAAAAAGGCAGATTGAAAAAGAAGCTGCTCTATGGGCCGCAAATAAGGAACTGGATTCAAAGAGTTATAACAAGACTATTGGGGATATGATAAATGACTACTGTGCTGCAAAAAGTAACGTACTCTCTCCCACCACAATAAATGGATATAAGTCTATTAAAGAAAATATGATGAAGAGCATATCTGAACTAAAGGCTGATCGTGTAGGGAACGATATAATCCAACAATGGATTAATGAAATCTCAATAGACAAATCTCCCAAAACCGTTAGAAATGCTCACGGACTTCTGGTAGCTGCATATGATCTTTACTATCCTGAAAGACGTATTCGGATAAAGCTACCGCAAAAAATAAAAAAGACTACTTATACCCCTTCTGACGAAGATATAAAAATTCTCATGGATCATTTTAAATGTGATAACGAAATGTTGAAAGCCGTCTGTCTGGCAGCATTTGGTACTCTTCGCCGATCAGAAATCTGCGCCTTGACAGCAGATGATGTACATGGCTGTACTATTGCAGTAAACAAGGCGATGGTCAGAGTTTCAAGAGGTGAATGGACAATAAAAACTACGAAAACAGTATCCAGTACAAGAGAGATAATAATGCCTCAGTTTGTAATTGATATGCTGCCAAAATCAGGGAAGTTAGTAGAAGTCGGAGCTCCCGATAATATATCAAATCGATTTGCAAGAGCTATCAAAAAGCTAAAACTTGGGGAGATTCGCTTTCATGACTTAAGACATTACGCCGCTTCCATCATGCACGCGCTGAATGTACCAGATCAATATATTATGCAGCGTGGGGGATGGTCTTCAGATAAAACCTTAAAGCAGGTCTATCGTGGTACGATTAATGATTATGAGCAGAAATATGTAGATGTCACTATTAAACATTTTGAATCGATGCAACACGAAATGCAACACAAAAATAAAAAAGCCTAGTATTTACTAGACTTTTACGATGGAGATAGTGGGATTCGAACCCATGACCTCTTGAATGCCATTCAAGCGCTCTCCCAGCTGAGCTATACCCCCATGACGGCTATTATAGCAAAGAGTAAAAAAAATTGCAACTAGATATTGCATTTAATAAAAAAAATGTTATAATACATTCAGAACAACTGCATATAGATGTCTTCAGGGCAGGGTGAAATTCCCGACCGGCGGTAAAGTCCGCGAGCGCTCAGAGCGCAGAATTGGTTAGATTCCAATACCGACAGTAAAGTCTGGATGAAAGAAGATGTGTTAAATGATGATAATACACCTGTCTATTTTTAACACCTGAAAGACACTCTTTCAGGTGTTACTTATTTTTCAGGAGGTCTGTATCATGAATATGAGCAGAAAAGCAAACAAGTTAACTGTAATGGCAATGTTATGCGCATTGGCATTCGTAGCCGTAGTGGCAATCCGGATTCCGTTAATCCCAATCGTTCCGTTTTTGGAATATGAACCTAAAGATGTGATTATCCTGACCGGTGGATTCTTATTTGGTCCTATGTCCGCAGCTGTGATCTCCATCATCGTCTCTTTCATCGAAATGTTTAC